GCCGTCCTCTGAGATAGAGCCCTCTTCAATCTCAATATTTCTGAGCTCACCAACTATTTCACCGTTTCTTTCGTCAAAAATCGTCAGTGTTGCTGTATATTCCCTCATACCCTTAACCCCATTTCGTGTTTATGTACTTAGAACGGATTAGAAAAGAGTACGACGAAAAATACGAAGCGTTACTCGCTTCGGTATAAGGAGGGTTATGAAGATACTGGAACTTTTTAGCGGAACCGGCCATATATCTGCCGCCTTCAGGGACAGGGGTCACGAAGCTTTTAGGGTGGATTGGAGTGAAAAGCTCGACGCAGAATTGCACACTGACATTAGTCGACTTACATCTAAGGACGTAATTGAGCTATGTGGAGGGGTGCCAGACGTAATTTGGGCTAGTCCTGACTGTACCACGTACTCGGTCGCCGCAATCTACCACCATAGGAAAAAAGTTAACGACGTGATGTTACCCAAAACTGAATATGCCGCTTGGTGTGATTTTGCAAATATCCATCTCTGGAAGTTGATTAAAGAGCTGCTTGACCAAGGCACGACTTACTTTTTTATAGAGAACCCGAGAGGAGGTTACAGAAAAAGCAACTTTCTTGACATACTGCCGCACACCCGACACACGATCACCTACTGCCAGTACGGTAACAACAATATGAAACCAACGGATATTTTCACAAATCATCCAAACCCAAAGTTCTTGCCAATGTGCAGTAACGGAGACCCTTGTCATGAAAGCGCAAGGAGGCGCTCTAAAACTGGAACTCAGGGGAAAGGCTATTCGTGGGATCGATCCAAGCCCGGCATCACTAGGCAGCTTGCAAGAGGTTTAATGCCGGAGAAACTTTGTAGTCACATAGCAAAAATATCGGAGGAGGGTATATGTCAGTAGCATCAACAAGCCTTTTGGCTTATAAGAAAATCAATCGAAAGCTAGGATCAAAGCAAATGGCAGTCTATCGAGCACTTAAAAAGCTCGGCGCCGCCACGGACCTAGAGATTGCAGACCACCTAGGGTTGGAAATTAACACAATCACACCGCGCAGAAATGAACTCGTAGTTTACGGGTATGTGAAAGAAAATGGCCGCAAGATGAACCGTACCGGCAACACGGCTAAAGCGTGGGTCGCGGTCAACCCTAATTTTAAAAAGATACTAAAGATTATTAAAGGTGAAAAGGAAGCGGAGGTGGTCGACTGCTATTAGGAGAAAAGATGCCAACATTTTCAAAGGAGAATCCAGAGTATGCACGTGAACTCGCAAAGCGATCACAAGAAGCATGGGAACGGAATGGGCGTAAGCCACGGGGTTTTGCTGCTAACCCAGCACTTGCTCGTGAGGCAGGCCGTAAAACAATTGAAACAATACGACAGAATCGTATCGAGCGCAAGAAACTACAAGATTAATTTCGAAGAACATTAGGCGCAAGGTGAAGCCGTTGACATGGCTTTAGTGGCAGAGTCTCTCTTAGGGGGTAGAGCAGCAGCCTAGTACCTACCTTTTTTAGCCGGTCTCCTCTTGAACGTGGAGACCACGCAAGCTGCCCCCAGATTAGGGCTACACACTCTTTTCTGGGGGACCAAATATTAAGTGAAGACATGGGCACACAAGTAGTTCACCCAAATGGTCTATAACCAATGGCCGCCTGGACACAGGTAGGTTAGAACGCCTTCGGTAGTCGGAAAAGCTGGGTTCAAGTCCTGGCCTTGTGTGCTCTTTATGGCTATGTAAGAGCTTCAGAACAGGAAGCTGCGTATCGCGGTTCGGGAGTTCGACTCTCCCTGTGTTCTTACATAGACCAACGCTACGGATAGAACCGGGGAGCGAGAAAGCCGGGGGACGCCCCGTGATCGACCTCCCGTTCTGTCCGTAGCGAGCTAGTAATGGGAGGGCAGCCAAAAGAGTAATCTGCGGCGCCGTGCGGCTTTCGAGCCAATCTGCTGTCGCGGGCCATGCTCATTACTAGTTTCCATGTCTCTATTTAAAAAATAAGGAGTAGCAATGATTAAACCAACTAAAGAAGAGTATGAATTACTAGGGATCGTCGGGATTGTTATCATTATTTTCCTAGGACTTATGGGTACAGCTACATGGTTAACGATTGAGATGTTAAGGAGTGCGCTATGAACCTAACGCCACTACAACAAAAACTCCGGGAAGAATGGGAAGCAGATAAGCAAGCAGAAGCTTTTAGGCAACAAATGGTGCGATGGGATAAAAAGCTTAGCCACTTAAACGACGAAATGCTCTACTACGTCTTTAACCGAGCAAGCAGCATTATTGAATATAGACAGGAGCAAGCTGATGTGGCACCTACTAACTAAAGGTCACTTCCCTCTTTATGAGGTAATAGGATATGACGAAGAGAAATTTAATGTTTATGGAACGGAATGTTTGAGGTGTGAGCATGAGTAAAAAAGAAAAAACGTCGTGCTTTTTGTGGTTTCACAAATGGGGAAAATGGTCCTCTGGATATAAGCAAATAAGGCATTGTAAAGTGTGTAACCGTGAACAAGCAAAACTTCACAAAGGATTTATGACAACATGACTGATTTTGACAAAGCTCTAGATGACATCCTTTTAAGGCATGGAGCAGAACAGGGACACTTACACGAGTCTATGAAGCGAGAGATTAAAGAAGCCATTAAGGAGCATTTAATTGGTGGAGATGAGCAACTATTTATTGACGGTTATGACTTATCCGCGTCGGGATTAAAAATAGCTTGGTCAGTCGGTAGGCTGCGAGACGTGAACGAGCCCAAAAAAGAACGAAACAATATACGAGCTGAGCAACTTAAAGCACTAGGATTGGAGTAACTATGACATCTTTAACATCTGATACTGAACTAAAAGCCTTACTAGATGAGTTTGTACTGTTTCGAGATAGTAACCCTGAAAGTAATGAGCCGACTGAACTAAGCGTATTCTTACGACAATGTGATTTTCCTGATGCAATTGATAGGCTTCACACCGAACTTCAAGCTCATATAGAACAAAAGGTAGCGGAAGCAAATAAGAACGCCCGAAAAGAAGCTTATAGTCTTGGTTTTGAAACTGCTAAGAAAACCTATACTTACAAAATGATACCCGTAAGCAAGGTAAATAATATTTATAAAGAAATTGCAGTTGCGTATCAACAAACAACGGGTGAAGAGAAATGCCTTTTCACTGATTGGTTAAATGACAAGGTGCTAGAACCTGAACTAAAAGAGGGAACTAAATAATGGGTGATACTACGAGAGAAGAACAAATAGGCGATTTATTATTACGTTTTGAGCAATCAATATACCACCCGGCTGGCGGCCAACCAGATATGTATATAAACTACGCTAAAGAAATAGAAGGGATGATTACCAAAGCTCAAGAACAGTTACTTGATGAGTTGGAAGCAAAGAAGGGGATTGTTGCTACTAGTTATTCGGGCAAAGTAATTACACAATTCACAAGCTTCATACCAGTTGAGTTTATCGAAGCCAAACGTAAAGAGCTAAAGGAATCAAAGCAGTGAGTAAAGTAAGATTATGGTACGACCCAAATATTCTATTGAAAGAAATAAAGCTGAAATATAGGGGAAAGTAATGGCTATAACAGAACAAAACGATGAGATAGATAGCATCTTACTTAATTACAGAGCATCACTTCATAATAATTTTGAGTCTAATGATACTTCTTTGACTCGGGCCCGAGAAGCTATACAGCGGTTAATAGTAGAGGCGAGGATTGATGAACATCACAAATTCGATAAAGCCGCAGATTTGAATATGAACGTATATGAATGGAGTTTACGCCGGGAGCAAGAGCTTCAGGCATCACTCAACAATAAACAGGAGGATAAGTAATGAGTTGGTTTACACGTGAAGTACTGGAGAACATTGCTAGTATCCGAAAAATACAGTTAAAACAAATCGAGGAAGATCGTAAAAAAGACCAAGAATGCATTGATGCAATAAAACGTATCGCTCAACTAGAACAGGAAGGTAAGTAATGGCACGCACTAACCCAGACAGCGAGATGGACGCACTCATAAGAGACCTAACAAAAGCACACCCATTGCCAAAGTCGGAAGTCAGGACGCGGATCTTGGACTTGAAGCGTCGGTGGCAACTTGAGACACAGTTAAAACTATACAAGGGTTGGCATAGTTGGGTGACTTCTGGTGGCGGTACAGTCACTAGATTTAAGATCGAAGAAAATATAGCGGATATTGAGGGTCAATTAACCAACCCAGACACTAAAGGGGATAAATAATGCACAATTTACTTTGTAACTTAGGAATCCACCACTACAGCTATACAAAATACATGCCTAAATTTTTAATTGAATGTTCAGTATGCGGGAAGAGGAAATATGTCTAACTCTATAAATGAAGAACTAAGAGGTGAACTACAGAGAATCAGCTTTACCTATAAGCTTGACAATTCACTTTGGTCGTTTAAACCAAATGAGCTTATGGAGCTTATCCAACATACCGTAGATAAAGCAGTAGAAGAATCTAAACAAGAGACAATCTACGCAATTATGCGAGGCGAACACGGGCACGATGAAGTATCTATCATCAACAGCCTTAAAAAAGAACTTAAATCACTCTCAGGAAAGGAATAGATAATGAATAAGCTACGACATAAGGAATTACTATGACGAGATTTAAATATCCACAGTCTGAGAGATATACGCCAGAGTATACCGCATGGACTAATATGAAAGCTCGCTGTTTTAACAAAAATACTGCTGGCTATGAAAGGTATGGAGGAAGAGGAATCACCGTCTACGAACTATGGATAAATGACTATATGGCGTTTCTTGAATCAGTAGGTAGACGACCCGACCCAACATATACACTCGACCGAATAGACAACGATAAGGGTTATATGCCAGATAACTTGAGGTGGGCTACGAGAAGGCAACAAGTCGTCAATCAGGGCTTGAAGGTCAACAATCAGTCAGGAATCAAGGGGGTTAGAAAAAATAATTCAGCCAAAGGTGACGCATGGATAGCTTCGATCGGTTGGTTTGGAAGCCATACGATAGGCTATTACCCCACCAAAGAGGCTGCCACTAGAGGGCGTACCGAGTACGTCAAGGGAATTAACCAGCTACTCGATACTGTTAAGAATAACCTACCGAAACCCAAGACAGGCTTAAACAAGGAATACATTTCGGGAAGCAATGTTGCATTAGAATATGTGACGAGAATTTTAAACGAGGCGCTCCTACAAGACGCTAAGAACCATAATAAGGAGGAATCGTGAGTAAAGTATTAGAAATGGACAGTGATTTCACAGAAGTAAAATGCCCTAAGTGTCAGCATGAATGGTTCACACGAATGACTCTCGGCACATCGGCAACAATTAGGTGTCCACACTGCCAATGTCCCTTAAAAGCACCAACATGGGAAACGCCTGCCCTAGATAATATGTGGGATAAACCAAGCTACCCTAATAAGGAAAGTAAGGATTAATATGAGTAAAGACACTATTATCAGGAAAAGGCTAAAAGACCTAGACCAGTTGCCTAAAAATGCAAAACACCCAAGCAATATTGCCCTAGTAAACATTGATGATGTTATAGAGATTTTCCACGACCTGCAGCCCTATACTATGAAAAGATTAGACGATGTAGCTATTGAAGAAGAAAAAATGAAAATGGCAAGAGAACTTGCTGATAGGGTGTTAGAACTATGAACCAGAACCCTTCTATAGACGCAAAGATAGATGAGATACTTAGAAACGCAATAGATTTATCTATTTCTATTGATATGACATTACCACAGCACGAAGAGCACTTAAACGCCACCAAGGAGACTCTTAAACAGTTGATACAAGAAGAACGCCTAGATGAACAAATGAACACTATGACCACTAGATACAAATCCGGACCAGACGGCTACGGACAAATATACTACATCATTAATGGCGACGAACTAATATCTCAACAAGAGCGCATTAACGAGCTTTCTAACCCTACACAGGAGGATAAGTAATGAATAATTCAGAGGATATTTCAGACATATTTACAAAAGAAGGAATCCAAAAGCTAACAAAGGGACAACTACTAAGATTCGACTTTGAAGGATCTGTAAACGAATTCATTATTACCAAAATCAACAAGAAGTCTGGCAAAGTATTTGCGCGTAAAACCAAAACCTACACAGACGACGAACTTAAAAACATTACAACAGTAGATAAAACATAACCATTGTGGTATAATACACTCAACAAAGCGTTCTAGGTCTACGGACTTGGGGCGCTTTTTTATTTGCCTAAGAAAGGGACAATAAATGCCTCAAGTGGGAAGACCATCAACTTACACGGAAGAGCTAACACTGGCTATATGCGACCTTATTGAAGACGGTTTGAGCCTCCGTAAAGTGTGTGAGCGTGACGACATGCCCACAAGGTCGACGGTTAACAAGTGGCTTAAAGAGAATAATGACTTTTCGGACCAATACGCGCGTGCTTGCCAGGTAAGACGAGAGAATAAGTTCGATGAGATGTACGAGATAGCAGAGAAGACCGACGAAGTGCAAAGGGCAAGGCTGCTTGTAGATGTGCTTAAGTGGCAGCTATCAAAGGAAGAACCAAAGAAGTATGGTGACAAAATAGATATGACATCTGGTGGTGAAAAGATAGAAACTAATACGATTGTGTTCGCAGACTTCAAGAATGATTCAGCAAGTAAGTGAAATATATAAGCCCCTCTTTACGGAACGCCCACGTTATTTTATTTTGATGGGCGGCCGTGGCGCTGGACGGTCAACAGTGGCATCACAATTTGCTAATGCTCGACTATTAGCCCCGGAGTACTTTAGGTGCGCAATTATGCGCTATATTTTAGGCGACATTCGAAACTCTATTTACCAAGAGATTACCGACCGAATCGAAGAGAACGAGCTCGACGGTAAAGTACAGATTAACGATAGTCTCATGAAGATTGAGTATGGCGCCAACTCAATCAATGCCAAGGGCTTTAAGAAGTCATCCGGTGACCAAAAGTCAAAGCTTAAGTCATTAGCATCTTACAACTGCGTGATAATCGAAGAAGCCGACGAGGTGCCAGAGGAAGACTTTATGCAGCTCGACGATTCCCTACGTACCATCAAAGGTGATATTACAATCATCCTGCTTCTAAACCCACCGGCAAAGGACCACTGGATTATCAAGCGCTGGTTTAATCTCGAACCAAGCGAGAAGCAGGGCTTCTACATTCCAACCCTTAAGCCAGAGATAAAAGATACCGTGGCTATTCGTGCCGACTACCATACGAACGAGAAGAATATAGCCTCTGCAAGTATCGAACAGTACGAAAACTACCAATTCACCAAGCCAGACCACTACTACAACATGATTAAGGGGTACGTACCTGAGACTGTGAGGGGTTTGATCTATCCAAACATGCAGATAATACCCGAACTCCCGAAAGAAGCTCGGCTTCGAAGAAGAGGTCTAGACTATGGCTACTCAAACGACCCGAGTGCGATTGTCGACGTCTACGAATGGAACAACTCCTACATATGGGACGAGGTGTTCTACAAGAAAGGCGCAAGTAACAAAGACCTTGCAGATGTTCTTAAGATGCAACCAGAACAGGTGTTACTCGTGCCGGACAGTTCAGAACCAAAGAGCAACGACGAGCTTATTAGTTACGGGATAAGCCTTACACCGGCACAAAAAGGACCCGGGAGTGTTAACCAGGGTATACAGCACGTACAAGAGCAAATGATTTACCTAACAGCCCGCAGCCTTAACCTTATTGAAGAAAAGAATAACTATGCATGGATGATAGACAAAAAGACAGGAGAGACTATAAATACACCAATAGACATGTGGAATCACGGAATGGACGCAGGTAGATACGCAATGGAATCACTACGACCGCGCCAGGAAGAAATAAGGGTACCGGAATACAAACCAATCAACCTAATGGGATTTTAAGGAGAAGTCATGGAATTCGGCAAAATCATCACCAAAGAATCATACCACCGCAGCAAGCGCACAACCAAAGAAACATGGTACCAGATACCAGTGCTTATCAAGGACAAGTCTAGTGCCCTCTCGGAGATTCTACGTGCCTTAGAGCTTATCTCAGACGGCAAAACAAAGTGCCTCACTATCAAGATTGAAGCAGACGACAAGAACAAGTTTAAGATGTTAACTAAGGAATATGAGGTTGCGGAATGACAGACAAAGAAATACTCGAAAAAGCTATACAGAAGGCTATTGATGGTGGGTGAAGAACCTAGTTTAGGTGCGGTACCTGGTTATATAGACGATGCACCAAAATGGCAATATCATTTAATGTTAATGGTAATATCTGACGACCCAATTAAATACCTAGGAGAGAATATATGACAGAAATTCACACCGCAAGGGTTGGTGACAAGCTTTTTGTCATAAACGGAAGGGATGATTTGGCGTACGTGGACCCTACAAAGGTACAGAAGGGTAACAAACTAAGCGCAATAAAGAGATACCCTAAGCTACGCATACTGCTTAAGTCACTCCTAACCAATAAAAAATAGTATTCATAACCACTTTGTGATATAATACCAACTAAAGAGAGACATGCCTCACCGTAGATTGTTTCCGTAAGGAACAAAAACGGTGAGCATTTACGTTCAAACGAACGAACTTAATTCGACCTATGCCGAAGCAGACCGTCACTCTCAAGACTGGTTCAAGCCATTCAACGAGTACGAGCGAATTGCCGGTAATAAACTCTCGAAACAACTAGCCAAGAATATGCCTCGTGTAAACGATGGTTCTTTGGCGGCGTCCCTCATTGAAACTCCAATGCGAGTATTCCCAGCTATGCAACCGGGGAAGTTCACCTCGAACTCTAAAACCCCATGGCTTAATGAGATTGCCAACATTATTTGGAAGAACAAGATTATCCCTAACGCCACCACTCAGGCGTCATTCTTCGACAAAGAACTCATCTCACTGTATCGATCGCTTAAATACGGCGCACAACCACGCTATAACTTCTTCGTATCAAACGAGAACTACACTGGTTCAGACTGGTCACTCCCCTATATTCGTAACGTCAAATTGGAACCGGGCAAATTCTCTGTTGAGGACTGCGACTACATCTTCTTAGATGTGTACTTTACTAAGCTCCAATTAAAAAGGATTGCCAAAGACAACAAGAAGTCCAAAGACACCACATGGAACACCGCAGACCATCTCGGTGGCATCAACAACATGGTGCCGCCGCAACCGGCTGGCTTTATGCGGCCAATCGTGGCACCTAAATGGAAGGACCAATGAACTTGTCGGGGAAATTCAAAGTGACAAAACACGTTGAGGCGTATTTAACGGCAGACCGTCATTTGCCAGAGCAAACTTTACGGGCGTTAAAGTCAGCAGTGATGCTAGTTCTGGACCCCAAGCGCATACGCTATCGGCAAATGTCTCTAAAATTAAAAAGGCAGCAACCCAAAATGAAAGGACAATAAAATGATATCCGTGATTAACCACGTGCCAATATACGAGATTAACGGAAAAGAACAGCAACAAACAATGTCCCTGAAGGTGATTAGCCACTGGAACATAGATTCATTTGTGGTGCTCGAAGTTCCCGGCACTAAGGACACTTTTACCGTCAAAAAGACAGACCTTGAGGCTGCGATAAACAACGCCATAAACAGCAGGCGGCATGGGTGAAAGGCAACCAATGAGTTCCCCTAATGTTTTCCAACAAATCGAAACTTTACGCGCACGGGTGGCGCAACTGGAAGCAGAAAAGTCTGAATTGCAAAATAAATTGCAATGTGCGGCTGAATACACTCGGGACTGCGGCACCCTGCTGGCGCAACTGGAAGCGGTAAACAACGCACTGAAAGGCGCACCACTAATTGCGTCTCAGCGCCAAGCGCCCGCACTGCAACCCAAGCCATGCGAGCACTGCCTTAAGTCTCCCTGTGAAT